AGTGCCTTGGAGTTATTGGCGGCATCTGATAACTGACTCCCCGCAGCTACAACCTTCGTAGTGTTGAGCAGGAAAGTGCTGTCGCCCACTGTAAGGGCTTTGAAGTTCTTGTGAGCGTCTGCTGCTGTAGTGTTAACAAGGTAGTCGCTGTCGTAGGCGTAGCCCCCGGTAACACCTTCAATCGTCGCTTCGTTCCCGGTCGCAAGGTTAAAGGCTCGCACAACTCCCCTGTTGTCCCCTCGCGTCCTGTTCTGGAGTGTAACAACATATCGCTCCGTGTCGCTGCGGTTGATGAAGTGAACAAAGTCACCCGCTTCCGCTACGCTCCCCAGCTTCTTAATCAGCCGTGCAGGAGGACGTTTAGTGAGTCCTTCAGTGACCGATGGGAGAGCGTTGTTTTGCTCCTCACACTGACCGGGGAAGCGCACAGTCGGTGACTGCTGGGAGACCCCTTGAATCAGGTTCGGAACGGCTGTTGTGATGTTAGCCATGTTTAGGCGATGTCGATTCTTCGGTTGATGCCGATGCGAGATGCTGCGTCGTAGTTATTGAAAATGGTGCGGTCGGAGTTGCGGCCTTCCGCTTCTTCCATACGGGACTTCGCCACTAGCTCGTCGCGGTAAATGAGAGCCTCCAGTTCCCGTGAGCCGACCAAGCGGTTCACAAGCATTCGTGAGGACTTGAGAGTAATGTAACGACGGGCTTGTTCGGGGATCTCCTCAAATTCCAAAAGGAATGTGATGTCCACCTTGAGTTGATCTTCGTCGAATACGTCTGTTTGTTCTTTACGGTCGAACAGTTTAAGACCGCGCTGGATAACATCCTTGGCGTTGTCCGTAGAGTCCACCTGCATGGTGTTCTCCGGTAGGACAAATTGGTTGTTACCGTCTGCCTCCAGCTTGTAATCTTGGGCAGTGTTGTAGTGCCACCCCTCTGACTGGACCTCGCGTGAAACTTCATCCAAGATACCTTTGGCTAAAGCAGCGGAAGGTGGGATAGCGGTAGAGTCAGCAATGCTGTTAACAGGAGCTTCGGTCAAGTAACCTAGCATGGTGTTAACAGAATCTAGTTTGGTCGTAAGTGTAGCCATTGGGAAAAGAAAGAGAAAAAGAAAGAGCAGCCCTGCCCTCACAAGGAAGGCAGAGCCACTCAATTTAGGGGTTATGCGTCGTTCTTAATTTCGAACGATGCTTCGGGACGGAGAACTCCGTGGCCCATAGCATACTTAGCAACGAACAGAGTTCCTTGCAGTTCGATCTTGTAGTCCGACTCAGTGGCGAGGTCGAGCAACTTCACAGTGCCGACTGCCGATGGGTGTCCACCGATGATGGTGGATTGGGACAGGTCGCCGTTGTAGCCAGTTCCGCTGCCACCGAAGACATCGTTACGAGCGTTGTCGTCGTCCTGATCTTGCGCTGCCTCAGCCACATCAATATCAGCGAAGTGGTTAGACTTGTAGATGCGGAAGCCAGCAGCCATTGGAAGCGTAGCGTTCGACACGTTACCAACACCACCGAAGTCGCGGTTGATAATTTCCTCACTGGAAGACAGGAGGGTGTAGTAGTCCGCTGGCTTCAGGATAGCGTAACGCTGTCCGTCGTTCGGGATGTCGTTCTCGTCGAGCTTCTGGGCAGCGATAAACAACTCAGCTACCAACTCTGCGGCGGTAGGGGTTGCTCCTGCGAAGGTTCCTTGCTGCGAGATGCCAGCACTACCACCAGTGATCGTGGTTGCAGAACGGGCTGCGGCCACAAGGGTCTTCATGGTAGCGAGGTCGAAACGCTTCGCAAGTGCCTTACCAAGCTCCCTGGCGTAGATCGAGCGAACGTCGTAGTGGTTCTTAAGCTCATCAATGTTGGAGATGAACGTGGAAGCCACAAGGAGGTCGTCGATGTTGATGACCTTCTCAGCATGCTTGATCTGACTCAGGTAGCTGTTACCAGCGTCAGCGATGTTTTGACCGGGAGTGTGATACTTCGCGGTCGCGATTCCGGTCACAGGGAACTGTGCGGATTTGCCGTTGGAGATGGTGCGGACCGTGTGCAGGTCTTTCATCACATTCATCTCTTCAAAGGTGGTCAGGATCTCTCCTGAGAACACCTTAAGGAACAACGCTTGAGCGTCGTCCGCTGCGTTGACTTGTCCCAAGCGGGACGAGGTAGTGTCGCCGTTAGCCATAGTAGTATTAGGTTGGGTGGGTAGTTAAGGGTGTCCTCACTCGGATGTATCCTTGGCGTGGTTCAGAGTTATTGATTGTCCACAGCAGTGGGTCTCATCTTCGGCCTCGCAGGAGTCAATCGTTATGATGACTTGGGGTTCCAGCACCACCAAGCGCGTTATGCAACTTGAAACAATGGTGAAGGAAGTTGTGTTCTCGTCGTCGTTATCCCCGCATTCGCTAGGATGCCACGACTCGACTGTAACGTAGTCATCTTCAATGACGCTTAAACGTCCTTGGACTACGCAAGCCATAGGACCAATACCGTTTTCACAGTGGTCCCAGAAAGTGATTTGTAGGGGCGAGCCTACGGTTAGGTGAGTGGAAAGCTGTCTCATTTTTTGGGTGTCTCTGGTGTGGGAATTAAAACCAAAGAACAGAGCCTCTTCCGTAAGGGCAGCAACACGCTCAGAGTGTATCCAATGAGCGTTATTTGAGCGGAACATTACTCACCGCGCTCCTCTAGCGGACCCTGTTCTCAAGGTCGTTGATGTAATGAAGCATCCCCCCTATCGTCTGCTTCTCCTCTGCGGAGAACTGGTGCGTCTTCAACTCCTCCAAGAACTGCGGGATTCTCGTCTCCGTCATCGGAGGCATCACGCACCCGCTCGTCAATAGCGTCAACCCAAGCGTCAATAACATCATCATAAACGCGATGCCGCTTGAGATATTGTTGCCTCTCATACTCGTAAAAAGAACGGCGCAGTAACCCTTCCAGCTTGGGGAATAGGAATAGGATTTTGACTAGTAGGGCTACTGCGCTCACGAATTAAGAGTCTTTAGCTTTGCCGATGTTAAGGGCAAGGAAGTCCACGACCTTGTAGACAGTCTTGACGATGCCGTCGTCCTTGGGCGTAGGCGTAAGGGCGGCTAGTGCTGAAGCAGCAGTGACAACAGCCGTAGCTGCTCCCAAGATAGCTTCAAAGTTATCGACAACAAACTTAATGATTTCAGACATGATTAAATAACAGTTGAGATTGCCAGCCTTTGCTCAACCTGCGCTCGGTAGGCTGGGTCATTACCGTAGCGGGGATCTTTCATTGCCTCAGTGACTTGTGCCGCTGAGTTAAAGGGTCTAGCACCTGAACCTTGGGTGTCTCCTTGGACAAGCGATACCGGGGAACCTCCGTCCGCGACAAAGCGAGCATACACCCCCCGGATCGCCATTGTTGCTGCTCTCGGGTCTCCAGATTCCACAGTCTCATTGAAGACTGTTTGCTCATCGTCAGTCAACGCAGTAGACGCCCACTCAGACATAGCCTCGTAGTTCTCCTGTCCTCCGACCTCACTCATCAAAGAAGTGGTTCGCTGCTGCGATACGGAGGACACGCCTTCGATATACATATCAACAAAGTCACGGGAAATACCGTTAGCTTCTAAAGCTGCGTAGGTCTGCTCAGAAAGCTGTCCGCTCTCTGAAAACTCCTCAGAAGCCTTGGTCACTGTGGAGCCTACAGCTTCTTGAACAGAAGGCTGCTCTGCTTCGCTTGGTTCCGCTTCCTCTGAGCCTTTAGCGTGGAAGTCCTTTTCCAAGGATGCGTAGGCTTTCGCCATGTCCTCAGCAGACTCAAACTTTTCAGGGAGCCACTCAGGACGCTCAGAAGTCTCCTCAGTAGAAACATCTTCACTTGTTTCCTCTTGTATAGGGGTCTGCTGCGTCTCGCGCTGCTGCTTGGCCTCGTCTTGCATCTCTGCCTGTTTCTCCAAGGTGATATTCTCGGATTCGGTAGGCTCGTTGATTTGGATGGATTCCATAGTTAACTGACTGGTTCTTCTTCTTCAGTCGGTTGCAGATTACCTGCCATTGACTGGTCATTCAAGGCTTTAATTCCCGCTGGACCTAGTTTCTCAGTCATTTGCTGCATCTGCGCCATCTGCGCCTCCTGCTGCATTTGCTCCTGAGACTTGATAAGTCCATCGGTCTTGATGCCAAGTGCCGTCGCACGACGTTTGAAGTAGTCTTCGATGTTAACAAACTGGGTAATAGCTTGAGGACCAACGACTTGTGCTGCCCCGGCAAGGAAGAGATCCAGCTTGGAAAGGTCGTTGCCACGCCCAAGAGCCTCAACACCTGTAACAATCACAGGCTTAATTAAATCTTTCGGCAAGGCGGGAAGTTGCTTCTTCTTCTGCATGACGCGCATGATACGAGTTACAAGAGGCATCTGCATCTCACTGGACAAGAGCGAGTAGAGACCACCCAGTGACGACTCAAGCTCCTGTGAAAGCATCCGAATCTCCTCAGCGGTAACACGTTCTGCTTGGCGAACGACACCGGAGGTCAACAGGAAAGCTGCTCCAAGACGGTCGTTAATTCCGTCCATCGCGGTTTGTGCCGTCCTGAAGTCGTTGAACTTATTAAGCTGAAGGGTGCTAACATCACCAGCGTTGCCTTGAACGATGGCCCCGTTCGGACTATCAGCAAGCGTCTTAGCGCGTGTGGTCCCGTTCGGGTTCACAAGGAACAAGACCTTGGCTGCTGCTGCGCTCCCCTCAACAATAGCACGGGTAAGACTCTCAAGGCTTTGGATGTCGCCAAGGTATTCCTCAACGTATCCACGCCCGTAAGCCTCACCGTCGATGCGCGAAAGCCTGAGAGGGATGAAAGGATTTTGGTCGAAGGCTACAGAGCCTCCAGCCGAAGGGATGTTAATACCGTTAGCGTCCTGCTTTATTTCCCACTTGTTGTCCTTCAGGACGCAGCAGGTGTAGAGTTCAACATTAGCACCTTCTTCCTCAATGTTGGAGTCTTGCGCGACTAGTGCCGTCCTGACATCATCAGGCAACGACGCGAACGCTACGGTTTCTTTCGTCGCTACAGCCAGAAGGTTCCCCATTGGATCGCGCCTGACCACAAAACGGTCAAGGTGAAACACACGCAGTCCCCCCTCGTCTGGAAGATACAAGAGAGCGTTGCCAGTGATGATAAGATGCTTGAGAGCTTCATGGATTGCAACTCGGTAGGCTCCTCTCGCTACCTCGGCCATTAACAACTCCTCAAGAGCTTGGAGAGATTTCTCGATCTCCGACATCAACTCGGGCGGTGTGTCGTCCTCTGCGAGCTTCTGAGCGTCCGCTTGTAGTCGGAAGAAAGGAGCGTTGGGAGGCAGCAAGGCAAGCAGGAGCTTGGACGCAAGGTTGTTAACTCCTCGGGAACCTACACCACTGAACGGTGTGTCAAGGCGACTGTGAGGACCGAAGCCCTCTTGAGGCATGACGTAAGGGAGCGTCAGTTTGGAACAGGTGCGAGCGCGATCCAGATAGGACCAGCGTTGCCCTTCCAAGGATTGATAAAGTTGTTGGGAGGTCACGGTAATTATTCAGAAGTGTCTGGGTTAATCAAAACGTCAGCGTCGATATCCACCCGAGCATCTAGTCCACCGAGAAGGGCAACCAATTGGTCGAACTCGGGGAAATCACGGGGGGTGACATCGTGGTGGAGCGGGGTGTCGAGCAGAGCGTCGTCCGCTGGGATAAATGTCTGCCCTGCGTAGTCGCCGCCGTAGATAGGCATGGCCCCCGTTGTCCAGTAGTAAGCCGTCCCGCGACCTAGCTGCGCCTCTCGGATGCCGTCGAGGACGGCGGCGGCGGTTTCGGTTGATGTAACAAATCCAATCATATCAATAGAGTGTTAGTCCGGTGCAGGTTTCCCACATGGTCTCTAAGGCGGCGGTGAAGTCCTCGGCTTGCGCTTGTGTCATTCCAGTTCCGAACGCCCAAGCGAACTCTGACCCGGGCGAGGGGGTGTTCAATCCTGCGGTAAGTCTTCGGGCCATGCAGTAAGGGCTAAGGTCTTTGATGGCAGTAGTAGCAAGCGTTGTGTTGCTGACCACTGTGGTCCCTCCTGACCGTCGGCGCAGTAGGAATCGGGCATTTGTTGCGGTGCTGGAGCCAATGTAAATTCCTCGGTATTCGGACCCCTGACCTGTTATTTGGGCCGACGCGGTGCTGGACGGTTGTCGAAAATATGTCATCCCCGCTGACGCGTGGGTGCTGGCAAAGTTAAGCATGGCGAGACTGGCTGCCGTCGATGTGTCCGCGACTCCGAAGCCACTATGAACACCCCCCGCTGGGCTTGTGTGAATACCGCGCATGAGGAATGCGTCACCGTTAGCGATGCCCATTGCAGACGGTGTTGCGCCGACATCGAAATAAGACGAAGACCCGTCCCCGGTCACAAATCCAGAACCG